TCCCTGTGGTCCAGTATCACCCATAGCCGGTCCGGCATCAACTGTTGAAGCATCTGTTAAAGTAATAATTAAATTACCAGTAAGTTGATCTATTTCTGCTGTACTAATACTAGTTCCGGCAGCACCAACATTACCTTGTGCGCCAGTTGCTCCAGTAGCGCCAACATTTCCTTGAATGCCCTGTGGGCCAGTAGCACCAACTTCTCCTTGAATGCCTTGAATGCCTTGTGGACCAACATTTCCTTGTATGCCCTGTGGGCCAGTTGCGCCTGTAGCACCTGTTAGGCCAACATTTCCTTGAATGCCCTGTATTCCTTGCGATCCAGTAGCACCAGTTGCTCCTACATTTCCTTGTATGCCTTGACTACCAGTAGCACCTGTGGCACCAGTTGCTCCAGTATCGCCTTTATCACCGTTGCGAGTAAAGGCAACAAATCCCACAACATTGTCAACAGAGTAAGGTACAAATCCGCTAACATAGCTTACAGTAATATCAAACCATAAGGTATTATTTGTTACCGAAGTGATAGCAAATACTAATGGATCAACATAGTTATCATTTAGAAAAGTTAGATAGCCTTTAATAGTACTAGTACTATCATCAATCATTGTCCAGAAACTTGTTCTGCTATTACCAGGATCATCTGTACTACGAATAGCAATTTGAGTAATTGATGCGGCTACATTACTGTTAAATCTAAATTGACCTGGGTTACTTGGCTGAGCTATAGTTGTTGGTGTTTCATATCGATATTGTAAGCTACTACCCGGAACACCACGAATACCTTGACTACCTGTGCTACCTGTGCTACCTGTAGCCCCTACATTGCCCTGTGGAATTGTAAAGTTAAATCTAGCCGCGGCTACATTACCCGTATTGGTAATAATTACATTACTACCTGCGGCTCCTGTTACAACATTACCCAGAGTAATTGTTGCCGCCGCACCTGCGGCTCCTGTACTACCAGTTGCCCCTACATTACCTTGAATGCCCTGTGGACCTGTAGCTCCAGTTGCGCCTGTTGCGCCTGTTGCTCCAGTGGCACCAGTATCACCTTTAGGTCCTACTATTTGGCCTACATCATCCCATGAACTAGTAGCAGTGTTCCAAACATATAAATTACCTGCTTCGGGTTCGCTGGCTGTGGTGGCAATAATCCATCCATCACCTGCTGAAGCACTACCTGGTAAACTAGCTACATTGGCTTTGGTACCTTTTAATGTAACACTAACACCTTGTGGCCCTGTAGCTCCTGTACTACCAGTTGCGCCAGTTGCTCCGGTAGGTCCAACATTCCCTTGAATGCCCTGTGCGCCTGTAGCTCCTGTACTACCAGTTGCGCCAGTTGCTCCGGTAGGTCCAACATTCCCTTGAATGCCCTGTGCGCCTGTTGCGCCTGTTGCGCCTGTTGCGCCTGTTGCGCCAGTTGCTCCGCGAGGAATAACAAAGTTTAAGACTGCGGCTGAAGATGTACCTGAATTGGTAACACTGGCATTAGTACCAGCAGAACCTGTTGTGGTTGTGCCAACACTAATAGTGGCCGAATTGCCATCTATGGCAGGAATTGCGATACTGTTATAGTAAACACTAATAGGCTGACTATTAGTAGTTACATCTACATTGTTAGTTGAGGTTGTGATGCCTACATTACTGCTAACATCAGTGATATTTACGGTATATCCCATTTGTTATGCTCCTTATAGGCTAGTGTATAGTGGGTTAGTGCTGGTAATTGGATCGCCGGGTGTGACATCTGGTTCCCAGCATTGTACTAGGGCCCAACGATGTGTGTTAATCTGTGCTGGAGTTTGATCATCTGTCCAGGTAAGTGCCACAATAGTAATTGGCACATTCTTACGAGCATCAGGAATAATTGGACCTGTATACATGTTAGATGGGAAAGTTACATTAACTAAACCATTAGCAGTATCTGTTACAGTAACATTGCCTGTAATTTCTGCCTTAGGAAAGAATCCGATAACTTGGCTATTGGCAAAGTTAGGCTGTCCTGTGTTACGATTAAAAGTCATTGTGTCGACTACAAGAGTCTGTTGGTCTAATTCAAAAGTCCAACCTGTAACATCTTGGTTAAAATCGTAAATTAGTGTTCTTTGATTTTTTGGAAATACTTGTTCAATTTTGATTTGATCAGCACCACCAATGTATTGATCAAAGTTTAAGATACCAGCCATGTCATGTCCTCCTAAGGGTTAGCTTGACCTAATATGAGACTAGGTCAAGTGCATGTTGTAGCTAGTATTTAGTTAGATTAAATTATGCGATAGCAATGGTGTAGATATTCCAACTAACATCAAAGCTAGCACTTGTTGTTGGGTTTGATTCAGTTCTAATCTCTGCGGCAAATCCTAAACCATATGTTACTCCAGCAGTTAAATTAAGAATACCAGTAATAGCAAAGTCTGTCCAATATTGAGCACCTGGCCCACCTGAACCTGAAGTGAATAATATTGTGGCACCTTGACTTATTACAGCACTAACTTGTATATAATCTTCGTCTTCACCCCAGTCAGATCCTCTTCCTCCATTAGCACCAGAACTATTCTGATCTATAATAGCATCTATTTTATATGTACCAGTAACTGTCGGTGTAAAAGTTTTAGTATAGAAATAAGTCGGTGTAGTGTTTGGCGCGGCAGTAATAGCTTTTTGTGATCCTGCGTCGGCAATAACCATTAATTTATTACCGGCTTTAGCGGCACTACCTACACCTTGTAATGTGCCACTTACAGTATTAGCAATATTACCAGTTATGCCAAACAATGAACCGAGACTGCTAATAGTAGCCGCTGTGTTGCTGGTATTACCACCTGACATCAATTGATTTAATAACCATAGTAGACCGTTAGCACCTAGCAAGCCACTAATAGAACTGCCGGCGGCATCATTCACCGCAGTATTACCACCAATGGCATCGGTTACTTGTTTAGCATTAAAATTAATTAATCCACTTGGTGTACTATATGGACCTGTAATGTCACCGTTGATACCTCTAACCTTAACATACAAGTTACCAGTGTCGAGTGTATCGTAGTCAATTTCAACAGTATCGCCTTGCACAAGGTTAGTTCCGCCAGTACCATATACAGTGCCAATTAAATCATATTTTCTTAGATCATCGGAACTTATAGTAGTTTCACGAGTTAACCAAAATTCCATACCATTAACTAATCCACCTGGCACATCAGCTTCGATAATAATACCCGGACGACTAACACCTTCTAATTTAGTTACCTGTGGAGCATCTGGTTGCCCAATAGCACCAAATGTTACAATACCTGTGGCATTGCTACGGATATATCTATATAAGTCATCTGTTGAATAGGTATTAATATTATATTCAATAGCAGTAATTTCTGTGTGTAGGGCATCATTGTCACTAATTTCTTTTACTGTAACAATGCGGAATTGTTTTGCTGTCCAACCGAATGTTGTGTTGGTAACTGAGATGACTGCGCCAGCTGGGATATTAATCTTGCTGTAGTCAGCACGGAACACAATAGTCTTATCTAGTCTTGATTGTTTAAGTTCTACCAAGCCAAGAAACTGTGCCTGCACTGGATCATTAAGAAGTTCATAGTTAATAGTTAAGGTGTTGTCTAATTCACCGGGTAGTCTATCTTCAGCGGGAATACTAATATGGATATAATCTTTTTGTCCATTTAGGTCACTATGTGGGAACTGTACTTCAACTGCATTGTACATTTCTTTTAAACCTAAGATGTTCAATTGAATACTGCCAATGATATTGCTGTCGTCGAACGCGGCACTAATATCCTCTGCCTTGTTAATTACGACATCCCACTTGCCAGTAAACATGTCAAAGCTAATCCAACTTGCGGTACTGTTGGCTAACTTTTCCATGTTGGCTAAAACACCATCACTGGTGTTTAATGTGCCATTAATTCTATATCTGTATGGTAGTTCAGTTGCCATCTCTTAATCCTTATTCATAAAATTTAATTATAATTAAACCTGGGCCAACTTCACCATTACCAGGTTTAGCAGTAGGCTCAGCAGATAAAAATTGGTCTTGCGGATTGCCACCTCTACTGTATGTTTCAGTGATGCCATTAAAAGTTACTGATAAGCCGATGCCGCCTACTGCATTTTGACCACCACTAGGGCCGCCGCCATTACCACCAGGACCACCAGCACCACCACCGCCACCACCCCAGTGATAACCATCCATAAAAGTACCTTGACCTCCGGGATAAGCAGACGCACCACCGTCACCAGCGCCGTTACGATCGCCAGAAGCTCCATTCCCTCCAGGATTAGCTGTTAACAAACCAAATGATGTAGCTGTTTCTGATCCACCAGCAGGTATTATTACAGGTATTGAAGATAATGTTGAATTATAATTATTAACTAAAATAATGTTGCTAACAGTTTTAATTTCACCACCACCACCGCCACCACCCCTATAAATGGTTGAAATACTACCAGATGGTCCTGGTGATAATATAGTATTTGTTGTTCCTGCCCGGCCGCCGGGACCAACCATTAATAAATCTGCTCTTAATGTATACAATTGTTCGAATGTTGGAACAAAGTTTGTTGTTCCAACTGTACTATAGGTTGTTAATCCAGTGCCCGGAATTGAATTTGTATTAACTATGCCTGTTAAATCAAAAGTTGTATTGAATTGAAAAACTCCATTTTTACTTTGAGAATAAGTAATAACCGCACTTGAAGTTGTATTTCTAATAGGATAAAATTGTAAATCAGCCAACATACTATTACATTCATCACGATAGCCTGTAAATGTATAAGTGCGAGTAGTACTATTATAGTTTAATTTATTATAATAACCTTCATAGTTATTTGTACTAATAAATCCGATATTAGTAGATAGTTGTAGACTAAAACTATATTGAGGTATAGTATATGAACTAACAGCAAAATTAGAATTAGAATATCTTGCAATTCCTTTTGAATAACGGAATTCATCAATGCCACCGGCAGCTCCTGAGGTAACAAATACACCATTCCAATATGGTTCTGGTCCAGATATTAATTGATAAACTGTATGTCTCATTGTACCATTAACATGAACATACCAAGTACCATTATTATAGGTTACAGCAATATGTGTAAATTTATTCCTTTCTATAATTGGGCCTATATAGGTCGGAGTCTGCGGACTAGTACCATTGGGACCATTAGGAACAACAGGAAAAACTACTCGTAATTGATTAGTTGAAGTTAGACCAGTTGAAACCTGGTAAGGACCTAGTAAAAAAAGACCTCGCGCAGGTCCTGAATTAGGATTAACCCAACATTCAGCAGTGAACGCTGAACTATTATTCTTTACACCATCATCAATAAATCTTAATCCTGCGCCATCACCATTTTGTTGAATAGTAGTAAAATTAGCAGAAGCTGTACCCCATTGTCTATACGCACTATCAAAATTTGTTGGATTATTAATAATTTGGGGAGTATAGGCATTATTACTACTATCAGTAATATTACTATCAAAATGTAATAATAATGCAGTGTAAGCATCGGCTACAAATGGCGCAGTTGGTCTACGAATATCTTCTGTTATTGTTGGAACATTAGTGGCAAATAGAGTGTTTTTTATATTTTGTGTGTATGTCCTTGACACATTCATATTTGAGACATTATTATTTAGATAATCAAGTGTCATAGTATGAGTAGCAACCTCTACTTGTCCGGACAATAAATTAGTAAGTGTGTAGGTTAAAGTAAAATTTGTGTAAGGACCTGCTGTGGGGACAAAAGTTATAGCAGTTAATCTAGTATTAATCTGACCTTTGTTACCGGTAATAGTTAAAGTATTATTTGCGTAACTACTAGTACCACCTACCCCTGTGCTGTACATTACACCTGTGGCATTACTTGGTTTACTAATAGTTAATGAATATGTGGCGACAGTTGACGCATTGGTAATAATTAACCCACTGTCGAATGTAATAGGATCATCTTGATTGTAAGTCTGATTTGTTAAGGTAGTAGTGTTAATTTCATCAGTGATAAATCTAATTTTCATTGCCTGTTGAGCACTATTTGGCTCACCTGATGTAACATTGAGAACATTATAGGTTAAGGCAAAATCATTAGCAAAGCCTTCTCCTGGAGTTAAAGTAATATTGCCAAGTCGACTATTGACCTGTGTTCTAGTACCAGCAATAGTTAAAACATTTGCTGTATAGGTACTAGTTCCGCCAACACCTGTACTTGACAATACACCAGCGGCATTGTTACTTTTACTAATAGCTACACTATATGATGAACTTATTGTATCGGTAATTAATAATCCGCAGTTAAATGTTATAGGAGTATCTTCATCATAGTCTTGATCAGGAAGGATTCCGGTATTAATTTCTGCGGTAGCGGCCAGAATAGCATTGTTATTCCAACTGATTGTTGATCCTACACCTGATATATTGGCTCTATATGTTAAATTACCATTTCTATCAGGACCCATAAACACTAATGGACTTTTTTGTGCATTCCATTGAGTAATACTACCTATTCCACTAACTCGGTATATACCAGTACTGGGATTTGTATAGGTTAAACTTAAATCTTGTGTTGGCCAAGTTACAGTAGCACCTGAATACATAGACACATTTACAGTATAAATTATATCAATTGATATAGCTGAATCAATAGTAAACGGAACAACTAAATTATGACTAGTATCTTCTGTACTATAAACAGTTGAAGTTAAGTTTGAGGTATTAGCCGGAGTTGTTGTAATACTAGGTGGTCTTTCATCACCAGTGACAATACTTACATTACTGTAGATATTTAATTGTTCTAAACTATGCATCTTTAATCTCCGAAGGTGGAATACCTGCGCCATAACGGGTATTGGTCATGTAATCCCATAAACAATCACCTGGCATAGTCATATTATTCTGAATAGCAAATGAGATGTTAGGTAATGCGGTAACATTCTTTGTTTTATTGTAGGTTACTTCTACTATGGCAAATACTAGACTGTTCATAGTATGATTACTGGTCCAACCTGGCATGTAGACATTGGCATTACTGGTTGCGCCAGCAGTGTAATTGTCTAATATTGCCGGACTATTACTGCCATTCTTGTATAGGTAAACTTTGATTAATCCGTCAATGCTTCGATCCACATTGCCATCTGCGTCTATCATATAACTAGCAGTAATACCATCTGCCTTAAATACAATTCGATTGCCATTGGCATAGACATCTTCAAATAAGAATTCACTGGCCAAGCCGTCACTCATCTTTGTGCCAGTTACTTCACATATGGTTAAACAGTAGGTCATTTTCTGATTGTCAGCACTCATACGAGCATCTGTGACTATGCCCGATAGCATAGCACCACCATAGACCACAGGCACACGATTCTCTGTAGCTGGTGTAAGTGTTATCTTGTTGCCAGTTTCTGCCTGTGCTGTCTGTGTCTGCGAGGCCTGTGTATTACTACTTTTGTTAATTGATTTAGTAACTTGATTAAGTGCTAGACCAGTTAATAAAGTACTAACTAGAGTACCACCAATACCTGATCCTGTGACTGAGTTCCACAGGCCCTTGCCTACATCTACAATACTGTCTAGAAATCCGCTCATCTATTAATCCTTATTTTGGTGCACCAAAGTTAAAACTACTGCCACTGAGTGTAGGCACACGATCCATACTTAAATCACTGGGGAAGAATGTTTTCTCATCCATGGGATTTGTTCTACGCCCTGCTCGTTTCTCAGACATTAAGTCAATTAAGGTACTACATTGAAAGCCAATTGTACAAGTGCCTACAGTTCCTGACTCAGGCCAACCTTCTACGACACTATAGTTATTTACTATTCCCTTAAACTTGACTATTGGAGTGTTGATAGCTGTATAGTTATTGCCAGTAAAGAACTGACGGCGCACTTCTACTCGACTGCCTTTAATTGATTCAGCTAACACCATGCTAACATTAGTCAATGGCACACCTGAGATAGTAATGGTAATCTCTTCTGGATTAGTTCTAATACCAAAGGTGTTGTCTGTGACACCTACAAGTGTACCTAAGTTTGTGTAACTGTGTGAAGTGCCATCACTTTCTGTAACTGTGTAAGCGGCAAAGTGTGTGCTGTATCTAAGTATTTCGTAGTTAGGTATGTCCATGCGCACAAACAATGCGGCATAGATACTCTTATAACTAGATAGGTCTACTATAGCCATTATACTACCTCATAGAATTCAAATGCGCCATCCCAGCTTACTTGATTAATGTTACCAGCACCGAACAATGTCCAGTTAGGAAAACTTGTACAGATAACATTGCCTGTATCATATACTGTGCCATCTAATCGCACTGTTACATTACCAGAAGTATGTTCACCTAAGGTCTGTGCCGCAGCAATATTGGCCGAAATCTCACGGTAAGGAATACCATCTGGTAACTTTACTGTGTATCGATTAATTGCACCACCTAGGTTAGTAGCACGAACTGTATTGTTTCTTGTAATTGTTTGTAATACAGTTGGTCGACTGTTTACACTAATTGTTTCTGCGTTATCAAATATCCATTGGAATGACATATCTTATCTCCTTGTTCCTGGCATTGATCGAGCTCCCTGCATTACCACAGCATGAATGAAGCCTGGATCTTGTGCCACTAATTGTTTAAAACTCATTGCGTCGGTAGCTGTAATGTTGTATGTGACATTAGTAACTCCGCCACCCGCCATAGGTGTTACTGTAGCTGGACCTCTGATTAACTCTGGACCAGCTTCCCCGGCGATGCCCCAACGACCAGCACCTAAGTTACCACCGTTGGCAAAGAAGCCACCAAATAAATCACCTATGCCTGAGAACACTGAAGTAATGCCTGACCCAATACCACCTAATAGGTCACCGAATACATTGCTACCTGAACTACTCTGTGCTGGAACATATGGAGGAGTTGCTCCAGCACTTGAACCACCGCCGAATAGACTGCCAACACCACCTAGTAAGCCACCTAATATATTACCGCCACCTGCTCCACCAGTAACTCCTGACATTGAATTGCTCATATTGCCCATCATCTGAGCAAACACCTGTTGTATCTGACTGCGTAATAGTTCTTCTAACATCATCGATACAAATGATTTCCATTCGAACTTACCAGTCTTGGCAAAGTTTACAATCATATCTTCCATACCTTTAGTGGCTTTGGCAAATATATTTTGTGCTCTTGCTGCGGCATCAGTAGCATTGGCTACATAATCATTAAATGCACGCTTCCAACCAGTATTCCAACTACGGCTTGCTTCAAAGTTTGCCCGAGTTTGATCTTTAAGTCGATTCATACCTGCTGAGGCAGCTTCAACATATTTTGCTCGTTCGGCTTCACTCATTACACCTAAACCAGCAAGTCGACGACGCTCATTTTCAGCGGCAATTGCCGCAGTGGCACTGTTACGAGCTGAGATTTCTATTTCTTTATATTTTCTATCTATTTCAGGCAATGTCATCATTGCCATTTCATCTTGTAAGCGAAGTAATTCATCAGTAGCACGAGTTGTTTCACTTACACTAAATGCTTTTAAGTTCTCAGCGGCAATTTGTTTTTGTGCGGCATCATAACTTTCTGCGGCAAGTTTTTGCACTGCTGGTAATTGTCTTTCATATTCAGCAGTAACTCTCTTGATAGCTTCTTCAACTAAAGGTAACTCTGCCTTGGCCACTGCGGCCGCTTCTTTTTGTGCGGCAGTAGCTGATCCAGTACCTTCAGCTATGGTTCTTTGTAATTCAGCTTGTCTTGTGGTTAATTCAGCTAGACTACCAATTCGACGATTTTCAACATCGGCAGTGGCTTCTTTGATTGTACGCTCTCTTTCTGATAAGCCTACAAGTGATTTTGTTAATTCAAATGCTCGTAATTGTTCTTGATTATTAAGTTTTAATGAGTCAAGTTTGCCGGCAATGGCAGATCTTTCACTGGCTACACCTGCATTAATTTTATCTTGTAATTTTTGTTCTTCTTCAAGACGCTGAGCATTTAATATTTTTTGTTTGTTGGCTATTTCAATTTGAGCAGCAATTTTCTCCTCTGCGGCTTTCTTAGCAGCCGCGGCACTGTCAGCTGTGGCCTTATCTTGCTTAGATGATTGACCTAATAGTTCTCTAATACCAGTAACAGCACCTTTAGCGGCATCCCATATATAACTTAAAGCAAGACCTAATGCGGATATGCCCGGGATACTTTTAAGTGCCCATCCTCCAAAGTCTTTTAACAGACTTCCGATAACTCTAAATCCGCCTGCTAAACTAGTTAATTTTAAATTTTCTAATATAGCACCAAAATTTCTAAAGCCATTTGTAACTATTGTTGCGGCACCACCAACTGCTGTCGCTGCGGTTTTCAATTCACCAAAAATAGCACCTACTGCTCTTGCGGCCTTACCAACTACAGTAAATGTAGCAATTACCATACCAATTTTAATTGCTATGCTGATAAAGTTTCGTATTGATTCACCACTTTCACCAAGGGCAACAACCATGTCACTAATTGGTTTTAATACTTTAAGTAGTTCTTGTTGTAAGGTAGCTATGGCTCCATTAAAGCTGTCATTGGCCGCACCTGCTGAATCTACAGCTTGGGCACTGGAGCCTGCGATACGAACATATTCACTTAGTCCGCGATTAACACCAGCAAAGTCCACACTGGCCATTTTCTTACCTAGTAAGTCTTGAGCCAGGGCAGTTGCTGTCGCACCTCGACCCATACCAGCTAGACCACTAATAGTTTTTGTAAATATTTCTTTATCTGTTAAGGTAGCAATATCATTAATACTGATACCCAGGGATTCGAAACTTTTAATTACATCTTTGTTGCCACCTAAGGCTGATTGAATCTGTTGTGCAAATTTACCAAATGATGCCTGTGCTGATTCTAATTCACCACCATTGGCTTTGATAGCTTGACTAAAGCCCAAGACAAATTGTGTGCCCATGCCACTGGCTAGACCAATTTCACTGATACTGTCGGCTACTTGGTAAGCACTTCTCACAAATGAAGCAAGTGCTAGCCCGGCAAATAGATTCCTAAACTTTTCAAAGCTGTCGCTGGTAGTCTTAATCGAGCCTTTTAACTTTTCAAGTCCGGCTTGAGCAGATTGAGTATTGACACCAACGGTATAATTTAAATCAGCCATATTATTTCCTTATAATCTTTGTTAATTGTGTCCGTATAAACTTATCGGTAGGCTCTGTCATACCTTTAGGCTTTTGTTGACTATAGCCTTGATCAAGTCTAGTAGCATAAGCATAGTTAGCTTCGATAGTAGAACCTTTAAGTTGTGTTCGACGACGGGCATTACCGCTATTCACCGGAGTATTAGCAACAAATACTTCGTAGGCCTGTTGAGGTAACTTATTAAGTTGCTGTTGAATCTTAGCTAAACTAGGTGTCATTTTATCGCGAATCATTTACATATTCCTTGTTTGTTCAACCATTGCCAGCATTTGTTCTTCAGTTAAGCCATGATTAGCGTCTACTCGTCCTGAGGCTTTTGCCTGTTGTCGATTACGATAACCCTGCGCAAGATCAGCAATTACAATATCTAGACTGTTGCCATCTCGAAGTAAAGTACTAGGAAGTACTCCATATC